AAGGCGTTAGCGGCCCTCTGTACTGCGGCGTCCTTAGCGATACGATGATCGCTTTCCATTTGACGGCGCATCTCAGGAGTTATTGCGGTTCCTTCAGCTGCAGGTGCTGATGCAGGTGCTGATGCAGGTGCTGATGCAGATGCTGATGCAGATGCTTCTTTGACTTCTTTGATCGGTGCTGCTTGTGTTTGCTGTTCGCTCATGATTCCCTCGATTTTGATTGGTTCAATTACTACGGTTGCTTGCACTTGCACTTGAACAGACTCGTTCTCATGCTCGTGCAGCTTTTCTTTGAGAAGGGGGAGGATGTCCAACCCCCCTCTGATACGACATTTGTTACGACTGGAGTGCGGCATCTTTCGATACCTCAGTCTTGCTGGTGATTACCTTGTAGGCAACACCGCCGATAAGGGCCATGATAGCCGCTGCTACCCCTACGTCCATCATACCTTTGGCGACTTCGATGCGATGACGAGACTGTCTACGCATTTCTTCAGCTTCGATTGCTGATACGAGGGTTCCTAATGAATCTGCTGGTTTTGCTGTTGCTTGTGTCATGTTGTTCTCCTGTTAGAGGTTGTTTAGGAATAGATCAAACAATATACTATTATCCAATCTACAATACTTATACCAAAATAGTAGGGTGATTATTGAATTCTTGGAGGGTATTCAGATTGACTTATTCCTCGTTTAGTTCTAAAATACATCATATAATTACATAGGTACAAACAACACATGTCAGATCTATATCAAGCTCCACTGGCACCAGGTATGGGTGCAAACGGTAATCCACTAGGTGGAAACTATGCCCCCTCAGCCAACCCATACTTCACTATGGCTAACCAGTTCATGCCGAGGAACCTGCATGATGTCATCAGGTGGTCTAGATACATAACGATCCAAAGCCCCGTAACCACGGAGGTTCTACGTAAGCTGTCTACATACCCCATCACTGAATTCGTAATTGATACCTCCTCAGACAAACTTAGGGAGAAGTATCGTGAAGTGTTTAAGAGCTTCCGTCTAAAGACTACCCTACATAACATTGGCTTCGAGTATTACTCTTTAGGCAATGTGTTCCTTTCTGTATATTTCCCAGTACAGCGTACTCTTACGTGCCAGCACTGCCAAGCTAAGTATAATGCTAAGACTTCAGAGTTTACTAAGTTTAAGAAGTATGAATTTGAAGGTGTATGCCCTGCGTGTGGTAAGAACGGTACATTTAAAGTAACCGATACCAAGTCCACCAACGTTAATGATATGAACATCATTAAATGGGATCCTACTCATATAGTGGTTAACCACAATCCTATCACCGGTGAGAGCGAGTACTACTACAAGATACCTAACGACATTAAGCGCAGGGTTAAAGAGGGTGACAAGTTATTCGTTAACTCAGTTCAGTGGAGTTTAATTGACGCCATTAGGAATAATCAAGACTATAAGATTGATAGTGAAAGCATATACCACCTAAAGAACATCTCTGCCGGCCATGAGATTAATGGCATTGCAGTACCCCCAGTCATCTCACTGTTTTCTTTAGTCTACTATCAGGCTACTTTGCGTAAGGCTAACGAGTCAATATCTAATGACTTCATGGCACCACTTAGAGTTATCTACCCATCAGCTCAGACTGGAAACTCTGACCCCGTCGTGTCTATATCCATGAAGAACTTCGTGGCTAACATGACAGATGCAGTGATTAAACAGAAGAGGGATAAGAGTCATGTAGTTATAGCTCCAGTTCCAATCGGCTATCAAGCCGTAAGCGGGGAAGGTAGGAACTTGCTAGTGTCCCAAGAGATTCAACAAGCCGAAGAGAGTATTCTGCTAAGCCTAGGTGTTTCCAGAGAGTTACTGTCAGGTACTACTAACTGGACTAGCTCTACAGTGGGGCTTCGTCTGCTTGAGAACACCATGCTGACCTATACCTCTCAGATAGAGGGTTTCATCAACTGGGCTATGGCTAAGGTTGCTAGATACCTGGCATTGGAAATAGCCGAGATTTCACTATCACCATTCAGGCTTACAGATGATGATAATCTGCGTAACTTACTGGTTGGACTAACTAATACTGGTAACGCCTCTATGTCTACACTGTATGAGTCTCTAGGTATGGACTACGGTGAAGAGTTGAAGAAACAAAGAGATGACGCTATCGCCAAAGCTGTTAACGAGATGAAGACTAAGATGGAAGTAGACCGTGCAGTATTTGTTGCCTCTAAACAAGCCTCTGATCAGTTCGATAAGGACGATGGATACAAGGTGGCGCTGGCCAAGGCTCAGCAGATGGCTGCCCAAGTATCCTCAGCTGACCCTCAAGCTCAGGTAGAGTTCATGAATCAGTTGATGTTGAACGATTATCCGCAGTACCTATTAGTAAGCAAGTTGATGGAAGAATCTGCTCAGGCTCAACAGGCATTAGACCCTGAACAACAGGGCCAACCTGGACAAGATAAGCCCGGACAGGGTGGTGACGGTAAAGACCCTAAACAACAACAACAGAACGATGGAGAAGCTAAATAATGGCTGATGGAACTAGTAGTGCAGCAGTACAGGCTGCCGGTGTACAGAAGTTAGAGACTATAGAGCTTCCAGGATTCGGAGGCTCTAAGTCTTCGGGACCTATGGACGTAACTAAGTACAGCGTTAAGTACGCTAAGATAGACTTAGATGATGCCGGTTCTAGGGCTGAACTTGAAATCCTTGAGACTAGAGGTCTTAAAGGTGAAAGCACTATCGTGTTGAGTAAAGATAAGTTCGTATTTATGGACAAGTACTTCATAGTAGTTACCTATTTGGAATTAAACGTCAATGCCTAGATTAGAACATGAACTACAGGGTATATTCTCCACACCAAGAGTTATCAACGATAAAGTAGATGAGTCTCTGGTTAGTGGGGTATTGTCTCAGTTCCCTATGGAGACTAAGAACTACATTATCACCCTTAAAAACGTAAGGGCTGAACGTAAAGAGTTTACCCATAAAGACGAGAAAGACGCCATTCTAAAGTCCAAGTCATTGAACTACCCTATTAAGGGTGACTTAGAACTGTTGGACAAACTGACAGGTAAGGTACTAGACTCACACAAGGACTTCTCTCTTCTGGATTCATTCTTCCTTACGGGAAAGCATACCCTCATGTACAAGGGTAACAATTACTCCGTATCTAATCAGCTACAATTACGTCCAGGAGTATATACCCGCAGTCGAGAGAACGGGGAACTAGAATCCCACTTCAACACTGGTACAGGTCGGAGCTTCCATATTACTTTGGAACCTCAGTCCGGTCTGTTCTATTTAGAGGTAGAGTCTTCTAAGATTCTACTGGCCCCGTTACTGTCCAAAGTATTCAATATTAATAGCAGGGAAGTGGGCATGTATGTACCGGAGTCAGTCTGGGCAGACAATCTGAAAGCTAGCGCCGGTAAAGAGTCTAAAGTCATAAACGATCTATATCGTAAAATGACTAAAAAACAAATCCCTACTGCCACTGAAGCAGACAAGATAGTAGCACTGAAGCTAGCCCTGGAAGGCTCTCAGCTTAATGTGTCTACTACTATAGTTACTCTTGGTAAGGCTATTTCCTCTGTTACCCATGAGGCTATTCTACGTTCCATGAAGAACCTAGTAGACATTCACTCAGGAGTAAAGAAGGAAGATAATCGTGACTCTCTACAGTTCAAGTCTGTCCAGAACCTTCCTGACTTCCTAGAGACCAGGTTTAAAAAAGAGAAGTTGCTTATGGGTAACTTAAAGAGCCGTATAGCTTACTCATTTGATAAGGCTGACCGTGAAGGTAAGCCACTGAAGATTAAGGACGTATTGCCTAGTAAGCCATTTAACAAGGTGTTCTCCAGCTACATCCTGGATAGTAACCTAGTGTCTACTCCTTCAGAAACCAACCCAGTAGAGAGCTTAGAGAACGTAGCTAAAGTTACTGTTCTAGGTGGGCTTGAAGGTGGTATTACTTCTGAGCGTGGCGTACCTATGGCAGCACGAGACATTGACCCATCACACTTAGGTATCATTGATCCAAGTCGTACTCCTGAGTCAAGCCATGCTGGTATTGACCAGAGGTTTACTATATCTGCTATGCGTGATAAAGATGGCAATATGTACTCAAAGGTTATAGACCTTAAAGGTAAGAAGGTGTACTTGTCAGTTCACGAGATGATGGACTCTGTTATAGGATTCCCTAATCAAGCTGGTAAGAAGAAAGTACAGGCCCAGATACACGGTGAGCTAGGAGAAACTACGGTAGATAAGGTTCAGTACTGGGTGGATGACGCTACCAGCATGTACACTATTACCACCAACCTAGTTCCATTCCTTAATAGTAACCATCCTGGCCGCTTAACTATGGCTGGTAAGGCTATCCCTCAGGCACTATCCCTGGTTAATAGGGAAGAGCCTCTAGTACAGACTGCAAACAAGGGAGTATCCTTTGTAGAGGATATAGGAAAAACTATTACCCAAAACTCATGTGACGTAGACTCTACGGTAACTAAGATCTCCGGACACAACATAGAGGTTAAGGGGGTAGACGGAGTTACCTATAAGTTTTCTGGTGTAAAGAACCTACCATTCAATATGAAGGGATTTTTCGATGATGAACACTGCCTATATAAAGAGGGGGACAAGGTAAAGGCATACTCCCCATTGTTTGAGAATAACTACACTAGAAATGGTAAGCTAGCACTCGGTAAAAACCTTGATGTTGCTTACTTACCGTATAAAGGCTACAACCATGAGGACGGGCTTGTAATAAGCAAGTCTTGTGCTGACGGTCTTTCTAGTCATCATGCCTATAAGGTTGACTACGCAGTACAGCCTATATCGGTACTTAAGAAGTCCATGATTAACAGGTACTTCCCTGGAAAGTTTACCAAGGATCAATTGGATAAGCTTGACGATATGGGGTTCGCTAAAGTAGGTGTTAAATTACACCACGCTGATCCAGCATACGTAGTTCTCGAGAAGAGAGAACCTACTCCTGAGGATAAGATGCTTGGTAGGCTACACAAGACTTTGGTTAACCCATATCGTGCAGTTACTGAAGTATGGAATCATGAGGAAGACGGTACTGTAGTTGATGCGCATACCGAAGGTAAAGACTTTAGACTGTTGATTCGCTCAGTTAAGCAACTGGAGATTGGAGACAAGCTAACCGGTATGCACGGTAACAAGGGCATTGTATCCCTTATACTGGAAGACCATGAGATGCCTTTCAACAAGGCTTCTGGTAAGCCTATGGATATTCTACTTAACCCAGCCTCCGTTACCTCACGGGTTAACCTTGGTCAGCTGATGGAAACTATGGCTGGTAAGATTGCTCAGAAAGAAGGTAAGCCTTACTTAGTACATAACTTTGAAAAGGGCTCCAACATTGGGGAACTTAACGCAGAGTTGAAGAAGAAGGGTATTCCAGACTCTGAGACTTTGATTGATCCTAAGACCGGTAAAGAGATGGCTAAGGTTCTCACTGGGCCTCAGTACTTTATCAAACTATACAAGACTTCTGATCAAAACTGGTCTGCTCGTAACGTAGGTGGATACGATAACGTACTCCAGCCAACTAAGGGTGGTGACGCAGGTAGTAAGAGTGTAGGTTACATGGAGATGTTGGGTCTGTTGGGGTCTGATGCTCGTAAGAACCTAAAAGAAATAGCTACTCTTAAGTCTGAAGAGAACTCAGATTACTGGTCTAAGTTTGTAACAGGTCAGCCTTTGCCTAAGCCGAATTCTACCTTTGCCACTAAGAAGTTCCTAGACTACCTGACTGCATCTGGTATCAAGACTTCAGTTAGAGATGGTAAGCTAACTGCATCACCACTTACTGATAAGGATATAATGTCCATGTCAAATGGTGAGATTAAAGAGCCATTGATGCTTAACGCCAAGAATCTCGATGCCGATAAAGGTGGACTGTTTGATGCATCGTTGACAGGTGGATTGCGAGGCACTAGGTGGAATCACTACAAGCTAGCTGAGCCTATAGCTAACCCAGTGTTTGAACGCCCTATTAAGTCTATCCTTGGATTGACTACGGATGACTTCAATGGTATCTCTAATGGTTCTATCGGTATCAAGAGAATGTCTGAGGGTAAGTTCAACCTACACGACATCCTTACCGGTAATCATTTAAAGACCGTAGATATAAACAAACACTAAAATACTGCAATGGGTATAACAGTAAACACTTCCGATAATAGGTACAGCGTACGAGTCGGTAAACAGCCTACTATTGTACCTAGTCCGGTATTTAGTCAATCTCCAGTTGTGGGTTCCGTACCTACTACTGTGTTGAATATGCCGGTGTTAAGCCCACCACCTGTAGTTAACGTGGACGTACGTGTTGGACCATCTGGCCCAGCGGGACCTGCAGGACAGACTGGAGCTATTGGACCTCAAGGCCCTGCTGGAACAGGTGGAGGCGGAGGTGGTGGGCCAAGTCCTACTTACGACGTAATAACTGACCTAGTGTCTGCTACTACTGGGTACGTAGGTAAGGCTGACATAGGTTCGGTGGCCAGTAACCCCGTGTGGCAGATTCAGAAAATGGTAATGGACTCAAACGGTGGTGTTACTTTGCAGTGGGCTGGGCTTGCTGCGTTTAACCAAGTATGGAATAATAGAACTTCACTAACGTATGCATAAATGGCGTTAATTCAATGTGTTAAGTGCAAAGTGTGGCAGTACTTAGGCGGTAACAAAAGGTGTTTTCATTGTGGAGCTAGACTGTAATGACTATAGTAGATTTCGATTTTAGTAAGATAACAAAAGCTGCGGGGGTATTAGCTGCAGTAGGTGCTGTAATTGGAGCATTCCTAACAGTGGATGACAGATACGCTCATGCTGTCGATCTAGAGAAGTATCAGGTCCAACAGTCGAGAGAGATATATAGTCAGTTATCTAATAGTAGAGCCCAGATGATTGAAGATAAACTGTTTGAGTTAGAGTCTAAACAGTTTAAAAGTGCATATGATAAGGCACTTATTGAGAGATATAAACGGATACTACAAGACATTAAATCTGGTAAATAACGTGTTCTTCACTGTACATAATACTTCCTCGGGTAACTTACTAGACATAACCTCCAATACACCGGATGGACTATCTCCAGAGTATTCAGTTAAAGGTTGGGACATGGATGTACCAGATTTGTACTATTACGAGTGGAGTCCTATAACACTATCCTTTACTAATAAGGTAAACGTTGATAGAATAATGACCGTTCATCAATTTCTTAATAGGTTCAC